AAAAGATTATGAAATTACTATTAAATCAGCTGAAACTATGATCATGATCTCTCATTCAGCACTCTTGATTAAACGGTTGGCCTAAATTATGAAAACAGGTTCTAACTTCGCCATGGAATGCAAATCTGACAAAACTAATGAAAATACAGCTGCGTTTTCATGATCGCTTTGTGCAGCGTTGGATTGAAACTAAGAAGAAACGAACTGGAATTGAAATACTAAAACAAAAAAGACTGCCTGATTTACCACTTGACACTGACAATCAGCAGTAACTGACCAAAGCAGCAAACCAGGCAACCAGCTTTCCCGGCTGGTTGAAAGGTAGCCTGTTTTAGTCTGATTGTCAAGTGGAAAGACAGAAAGGATCCACGAGATGACACAGAAAAAGACAGAACCAGAAACCACAAAGAACTTGCTAAAGCTAACCACAAACCAGGCCGCCATACTTAGCCACCTAAAAACGTCGATTGAAAATCAGGCAGGCTCCACCACCTATCAGGACGTTGCCGCTAGGACGCGCTTCTCGCGCAGCTACTGTGAAAAACTAATTAACAGATTCAGCAATTTATGTCTCATCACCAAGCAGCGGGTCTACCGCGGCGTCAATCTGACTATGACCCCCTTGCTGCACGGTCTGGAACAGCTCCTCGACTCGGTGCGGACAAACTGCATTCAAGACACCCAGATGTACCGGCTCAGGGCCATGACCGTCGAGGATTTCCTCAAAGACCCAGAAATCACCCGCATTGACTGGAAGGGCCGCAAGCCCTCGCCGAGCCTGCTGCACTACTGGATGCGGGAATTCAAACTTACCAAGGAGCAGCTTTTCCTGTATTTTTGCAAGTTTGGCTATGATCTGGTGGAAAACGGCAAGGAATCCACGATCAAGCAACCACTGAACTATCTGTTCGGAATCATCAAGTTTAATTATTATAACAGACTTTCCTACGAAGTTAAGGGTTACTGTTCCCGGCCCGAACTGCTGGCGGCCCTTAGCAGGGCATACAGGGAAAAACAGACCCGCGAGCTAGCCCTGCTGCAGGCCCAGTACAACCAGCTCAGCGCAGACAATCGCCATGTTCCTGCATTCAGGACCCTGCTGTTAAACAACGATCAGCGCCTTGCCCTGATCAGCAGGAGGTTCCGGATATCGTATTCTGTGCTTTCCCGGTGGGCGGCGAAGCTCCGCTGCGCCCCGGATCAGATGCTGGATTTTCTGGAATTCCATCTATTTAAGGTTCCAGATGCGGGTCTGGACAGCTTTGAGTCCACCCTGAACCGTTTTGGCTACTATCCCTGCCCGGAAGGATTCGAGTCATTGCAGGCCCGCAGTATCAGGGCGGCGATTGCTTCTCTGGAAAGAAGAAAGCAGCTGCAAAAGCTGCTGCTCCGGGAACAGTTCAACAAGCTTGATCCTGCCTCGGCAATGTACCAGAAGTGTCTGGAGATTGCCCGCAAGGGTGCGGGGTGGTTCCTTCTTAATCCCCTGGGTCAGGCGGCCCAGCACATTTTGTTCGATATATTCCTGCAGCTTCAGGGCCCCTTGCACGGGACGGGGCCACCCCTGGATGGCTCCTGAGGCCATCTTCCTAACTAGATGATTTAACTGTTGTTTTTGTGGAAAGTTTTTTCCGGAGGGGGAGGTTTGCCCCTCCGGTGATTTTCGCCCTTTTTCGCCCTTTTTTCTTCTGTCTCAATCACTCCAGTCGATCAAAATTCCCCCCTTCTTCCCGAGTAAAATCTTTTTTACCCACATTCCCTCTCTTTTTTCGGGTTTAGTTTTTTAATTTTCTTAAAGAAGAAAAAACAGACTGGAGAGCATTGCCAAAATACGTAATAAAATAATGTAGATAGAAATACTCACTAAGGGTGGTTTTGAGGGTGATACACACTATTTTGTGTGTATTAAATTCAATCCACAACGCCTGTGCATAACCGCCCAATATGCACCTGACGAAATCGGGCAAAGGCTCAATTGCTAAAAGAATAGACCTCTTTGCCTATTTTGCAGGCATAATTAATTAAATCATAGAAAAATATTAATTATTGATATATAAAAGGGATGGACGAAACGATGTGTCGTAAACCTGATCCAAAAAATCTGTGGAAAACTTTCCAAATCTCCGTTAATTAACATCGCTAAAATCATCCAGATACTGAATTAACCGGAAAATATACCTGTTTGACCGGTCTTAAAGCAGGGAAAGCAGCAACATGGAAACCAAAAAATGCCCGAAATGCGGTGAGGTGAAACCCGCCAGCGGCTTTGGTAAGGACCTCGGCGCAAAAACTGGACTGAGAAGCTGGTGCAAGGATTGCGATAGCGCCCGTACAAAGCGGCGATACCACGAGAAAAAGTTGGCGCTGCAGAAAGAGGGTGACTGAGTGATCAAGAAAATAGACATGATTGATGCGATCTATGACTACCTGCAAAAGACGTGGGCGCCATTGACACACTGCAAGGAAGAGCTACGGCCAACCAGGAAAGATGCTTCCCGGATAGTGGAATCTGTCCTGACTATCGTTAAGGACACCCTGTCACATGGAGAAACCGTGAAGATTAGCGGATTTGGAAAGTTTTATGTTAAACAGAAACATCAGAGAACGGGACGAAATCCCCAAACAGGCGAGAAAATTTTGATATCGCCCCGCAAGGTGATAATGTTTCATTCCAGCCCTGTTTTGAAGAAAGTAATAAACCAAGGAGTTGAGATCATTGGGAAAAAGTGATTTGGCGCGGATATTGGCCCAAAAGGAAGATTTAAAAGGCGTTGTGGCCAGCCGGGTAATTGACTTGATATTTGATGGGTTCTCAAAAGAGCTGGTCCGGGGTGGACGGATCGATGTACGTGGTTTTGGTATGTTTAATGTTCGGGACTACCCATCCTATACTGGTCGAAACCCCAAATCGGGCGAACCAATAATCGTAAACCCTAGAAAACGGCCGGTTTTCAAGGTGAGCAAAAACATGCAACAGCGACTAAACGAAAAGACGTCGAAGGCCGGACGGATATTACTCAGGAAGCCGCGGGCTACTGGCATACCCTTGGGCTGAAAAAAGACGGTGCAGTAGTAGTTACAACTATATGCTAATTTACCCCGGCACCTGCACGATGACAGAATCCTTAATCAATCCAATGGAATGCGCGCCACCTGCCGCTACAAGTCGTATATCTTTCCATTTCTGGACATTGCACTGGCCGTAGTTGTTTTCGCCTGCGGCCAGTACCGATCCATCTGCCCGTACTCCAATCGTGTAACGGTTTCCGCAGGATACCTGTACTACATGGCTCCACTCCTCTACATTGCACTGGCCATAGCCATTGTCACCCAGAGAAGCTACTGAGCCATCCGTCCGCACCCCGATAGCGTGCATGCCGCCCGCCGCCACCTGGGTAATATGCACCCACTGCAGGGGATCAAAAAAGGGGGTGTAACCACCCACAATCCTGATCGCGCCGTTTGGCTTGAGACCAATCGTACACCAGTTGCCGGCGGCAAGTTGCACAATATCCTTCCAGTTCCAGACGTCGCACTGATAGTAGCCGTTATCGCCGGTTGCCAGCACCTTTCCCTCCCTTGTCAGCCCCACAGTATGGAAAAATCCTGCGGCTATATGTTTGATATCTTCCCATTCTGTGACATTGCATTGCCCGTAGGTATTGTCACCCGTGGTTATAACGCGTCCATCAGACGATAGCCCTGCGGTATGCTTTTCCCCGGCTGCTACCTGAACAATATCCCGCCAGCGATTCACGTTACACTGCCCGTAGTGGTTGTGGCCTATCGCCCCGACCATGCCGTTGCACCACAGGCCCACGGTATGCCAGTAGCCCGCGGCTACCTGTACGACGCCTGTCCAGCGTGGAATATCACATTGCCCGAACTCGTTGTTGCCAGTAGTTAAAATCTGAAGGTTCACCTTAGTGCTACTCCTGTTTTGATTTTTCGATTTGCAGCCCCAGGGTGTGACTATCCCCGGCCGCCACCTGCACAATGTCCTTCCAACCCGCAACAGCGCAGCGGCCATGGTCTTGTCTGCCGATAGCCTCCACGACGCCTTCCTTGCCCAGTGCAACTGTATGATAGGTTCCCGCGGCCACCTGGATGATATTGCGCATGAGCCTGGTTTGACACTGACCATAGTCTCGAAACCACCGCCACGGCGATGGCCCTTTGGTGAGAACAGCACCGTCCTTATTGACCGCCAGCGTAAATCCCAGTCCTGACGCTATATAGTTGATATCCCGCCATTTTGGCCGCTGCCGGGGGCGGCCGACCATCACCACCGCACCGTCCTTCCTGAGCGCGGACAAATGGGTTGTTCCCGCCGCCACCTGGATGATGTCCGTCCAGTTCTGCACATCACACTGCCCGTCGCTATTGTCTCCCACCGCTACTACCGCACCATCTTTTTTGAGGCCGACAGTGAAATCCATCCCGGCGGATACCTGCGCGATGTCGCGCCACTCAGATACCTCGCACTGACCGGAGCCGTTATCGCCGGCGGCGATGACGTATCCATCAGCCCACAATCCCACGGTGTGCCATTGACCCGCGGCTACCTGCACGATATCCTGCCAGCCGTTAATATTGCACTGGCCGCGGCTGTTGTCGCCTGCGGCCAGTACGCGGCCCTCACAAATTCCCAGGCTATGGGCGTATCCCGCCGCCACCTGAGTAACGTCAGTCCAGTCTGCGACATTGCACTGGTCGTGATCGTTCTTGCCGGTGGCAAGTACTATCCCGCCGCGTTTCCTGCTACTGCACATTGCATTGACCATAGCCATTATCTCCCGCGCAGATGATTCTGCCGTCCCTGGTTAGTCCCACGCTGTGTCGATGTCCTGCGGCTACCTGCACGATATCCCGCCAGCGGTCGACGACACCCTGCCCATCTTTATTCTCTCCTACAGATACTACCGCACCGTCTTTCTTCAGCCCAACAGTGTGGTAGTATCCTGCGGCTACCTGCACGATGTCCCGCCAGCGGTCGACATTGCACTGACCATCCCACCAGCTTCTTCCGACGGCTACAACCGTGCCGTCAAGGCACAGACCCACAGAATGGATACGCCCAGCCGCCGCCTGAGTGATATTTTTCCAACCCTTTACATTGCACTGCCCCGAACCGTTTTCCCCGGCAGCCTTCACCAGCCCGGCCTTGGTGACAATCAGAGTATGCTTGCCGCCCGCACTGATCGAGGCGATGTCTTTCCAGACGGTTGCACGCTTGATCCCGGCCCAGACATCCACGCCCGTACAGAGGATCGCGCCGTCTTTCCTGAGGCCAACGGTATGCCAGCCACCGGCGGCGATCTGCACCACATTTTTCCACGTGGCGACCTCGCCCTGCTCGAATTGGTTGTCCCCGGCAGTTACAACTGTACCGTCTTTCCTGAGTCCCACGGTGTGCCTGTCTCCGGCGGCAATCATCACGATATCGCACCAACTTTGCACATTGCACTGACCGTAGGCGTTCCAGCCGGCAGCCACCACGGCGCCGTCTTTCTTGAGGCCCACAGTGTGATACCCGCCCGCCGCTACCTGCTTAATGTCCGTATAGTTGCCGTTAGCACATTGCGCCCCGGCGGCCACTGGTGCGACAGGCAGCAGCAGGCGCAACAACAAAAGAGCTAAAACCATTGATTTTAGTTGCATATTTCCTCCCTTAAGGTAAATTCATATTCGTTAAATACTTGTATGTTACGGATGTCATTGCACCGTTAATCAAGACGTTACGCGTTTTTTCTAATTTGCTTCCATAAAATTTGCATCCCAGCAAAATGTCTCCAAAAGACCGGCTTCGATCTTCTTTCTGTTTCTGCTTAATCTGCGCAATCTGCTGGGGGTCTAGGGAAATAAAGTGATCCCATTGGTAAGAAGGGGAGGGGTCCCATGGATGTATGATCTTTTTCGGATCGTCCCCATTGAAAAGGCACGGATGCAAGGGGGCATACCAAATTTCCTGCGGCTTTGCCGGGCTATTGAACAGAATATCCCTATTAAAAGCAACAAACGCCCAGTCTTGCGGGACCACTCCGGGGGCCATGATTAAATACCGTGTGATTTTATTCCCACTTAAATTTTTTGTTGCTTCGAAACCCATGCTGCACCTGCCACCAGGCAGATACGGATTAAGGCTTTCAAAAACACCATATTCGTCTTTCGTATCCATATTTCTGGTCACTTCACCCCACATCGGGACGATAGTCTGGCTGGCGTCGCCCAAACAAACGTCATCAAAATACACCTCGCCAGCCTGAGCTTCGTCCGGAACACCACCATAAAGAAGTACTTTGAAAAAATGCGCCCCAGCCGGTGGAACAAAAGGCAGAATCAGCCGCTCCGGAGTTGGCGGACTGTAGACGGTGTCAAACAGAATCTGCTCGTAACCCTCGGAAAGGGGCTTTTTAACTGCGTCAAAGAAGTGCGCCGCAACCTTGTTGCGCAGGCCGTCATGCGCCCAGTGGAGCAGGGAAAAGCTTCGGATATCGCCAGCGGCGCAAGACAGATAATCACTTTCCAGCGTCCCGCCACCGTTGCCGTTTCCGCCCGGATGGGTGATCTTGACGGAACGCGAGCCCGCTCCCCCGTCGACGGTCACTAAATCCAGCGTGCCGCCGTTGTACCCACCCCATGTCCAGTTGTCGGGATAGCCATTATTGTCCGAATCCACCTCGAATGAGCCGTTGGGGATAGCACCACCTGTCCCTGCGCTACCTATCTGGTCATACAAATATTCAATATTATTTTTGATCTTTTTAAACAGCATCAACCCAGCCGGTTTTCCTATCGCCACCTCATTATCTGAAATTGCCTGGTAACCCATGCTCTCCATTCCTAAAATAGAATATATCCGCCGGACCCATCCGGCATTGTTCCATCGTCATTGCAGATAAAGCCGTACTCACGCTGCTCTATGGTCGCCTCTTCGTAAGAGGGATAACCTGCAGGCGCGATAAACGCCACCTTGCGCCTGGACAGCAGCAAACACTTGAGGGTGATCCGGTTGCCCTTGCGATCCCTTCTGATCACCTGGAATGTTCCGTAGAAAGGCTCGCCATGCACCCACTGCAAGGCGTTGGTATGCACAATCACATGGTCGCCTGTATGGATATTCTGATCCTTTATCTCCAGCTCAATTGTCAGGATCGGCATGGGGTCGCGTCCCAAAATCACGGGTCGGCTGGCCAGGGCCTGTATGGCGTAACGACGCTCTTCTTCCGTCACCTCGCTCCCCGGCCTGAGCCAGCGCGTCATGATCTTTTTTTCGGCCCTGGCGTCGTAATCGTTGTACTGTTCCGCTTCTTTTTTCTGAGCAAGATCGCCGTATTCGTTCGGCCCTTCGGCATCGGCGTCGATGGCTATATCCAGGCGGGCGTAGTCTTTGGCGTCATCATCCTTGCCCAGCAGTTTTTTGTCCCAGTAGATTGACAATCGGCTGATCCGGGAATCCAGATTAAGATCGACACTATGGCTGATGATGTTGGCTTCATCTGTGATGAGAGCCGCAATGCTGGGCCTGTCCTTTCTAAAAGACGGGAAGTTCGGCAGGTTGCGCTTGATGGTGATTTTGCCTTCTTCGGAGACCCACGATTTGCAATCAAGCAGATCAACAATCTCAAAGTAGAGCTTGCCCAATTTGGTTGGTTCAGTGATCAGAGCTTCGAGCTGCAGCATGTCAAAGGGCTGACAATTATCTTGGCAATCGTAAAGATACTTGGCGTCCTTAAATGCCCGCCTATCTACAAAGTCTCCCAGCGGGACGTCTTTGGTGAGCATTTCCAGCAGGATATCAAAAGCGTTTTGACGTTTGTAATAGCGGCACTTTTGGATTTTCGCCCCCTGTTTGTGCGTGTTTTTGTTGTCGTATCCCTGTTCCTTTTTTGTATCGCGCGTTCCAAAGAGGCCCCGTTCACAATCCGTAAGGAAACTTCGCTTTGTATCAACACCTGAGTATCTGATGATTTCATCATCGATGCGCAGGTATCCCCCGTTGGGATCAAGATCATCGACCTTGCTGACGCCAAAGGATATGTGCTGGTCGTCAATTTCCGCCCTGAGATGGATATTCGTCCTGGCCGCCACCTCGACCCTGGTGAGGCTCTTGAGCAGATCAACCGCTTCAATGCTGACAGTTCCCTTACCGAGCTTGATGTTGTCGATTTTGCCTTTGAAGTTGAGTTTGAAGTCTTCTTCCGCAAGCCCCACAAATCCGTCGTAGATTTCCAGCATACGGCCCTGGAAATTGCGGTTGCGGGCCAGCAGCTTTTTGAAAAACGTCCCCTGCATCGGTCCGGAGCGCTGCTTGAGATAGGGGTCAATACCTGCGTCCGTATCCGGCTCGTCCATCAGATCAACCGTTGCTCGCCCGTTAACGGGCAGGTTTCCCTTGATTTCCGTAGGCAGGTATCCGATCTTGTCGATATAGGGTCGCTCACCCGTTTTGAAGGGCAAGGGTGCGTTGTTGCTGGTGAACCGGTATTGGCGGGAGCCGCGTTTGAAATTCGCCCGACTGCGGCAGGTGTTAAAGGTGTTGTGGCAAATGCGCTCCCCCACGGGCTTGCAGGGTTCCTGCCCGTAGAAGTTGGCGCAGTAATCGAGGGTGATGACCACGAGGGACACAGGGCAGCGCGAGATAGCGTTTAGCTTTTCGGCAAAAAGACTGTTTGGGCCGACAAACTTCCCCACGGGAAAGGGCGGCGGGTCCGGTGCGTTTTTGATATATGTTGGCATGTTATATCATTTCCTTAAGGGTTTCGAAGGTGAGGCTCAGTGAACGCCTGAGTGGGTCAAACGGCTTTAATAGGCGAAAATCGTGCGGGATGCGCACATAATTGACTTCGTCAGGATGTCCCTCGATGTCCCAAGCCCAGAAGAATGGCTTGAGCAAGGCGAGGTGTTTGTCCCAGGCGGGCTGAAACGCTTCCCGTATCCAGCGATCGGACAGATATCTCCATTCGACGTGTATTTTGGACGTGATGTTTTGCAGGGCGCTGGCGAGCAGATGCCCCTTGACGCTCACGGCCGATTCGGCGTGCAGTTCCTCCGGGAAGGGATCAAATGGTTGGGGATATCGTTCAAAATTGAGCCGCGATCCGAGCATCAAGACGGCTATCCGGGGTGGTTCCTCACCCGGTATGATGCGCAAATCCCACCGTGATGATTGCGCCGGAGGGAATATTTTCAGGAATGCTTTGTTAATAGTAGGACTAAACGGGGCCAGACTCTCGACCCACTTTTCCCCCTGCTGACGCCACAGTGATATTTGGGCGCCGCCAAGGTTGTGACTGATGATGGCAAGGGTGTCCGCCGTCCTTGATATACCACAGTCGATTTCCAGGATTTGCCCAGATGTTTTTTTGCCCTTCTTTTCTAGAGAGGACCCTCTCCAGAAGGTATAGGTTCGGTAGTCGCGCAGGTTGTCCATGCCCTCACCAGGGGCGTTGATGGTTGCATCAGCACAAATATTGTCGCAAAGGATTAACGGTCTGGCGCTAAGCATGACGGCTGTCCTCATTCACTTTTTTTAGTTCGGGGGCAATGACGTCCCGAATAAACTGGCCGGAATCGAGAACATGACCGTAGACATGCACATGCACGGTGGGATTCCAAGGTTTCTCCGGTTCCTCGACCGCCCTGACGGCTGCAGGGCGATCCCCATGCCCTCCCCCGCCGCTGAAAGAGGGGGGAGACGAGGAACTGTTATCGCCCGCGGTCGCCTGGGCGATACCGGTGGCGGCGATAGCAGCCGCCTGGGCGTAGCCAAACGCCAACATTGCCGCCGCCAGCCCCGCTCCTGCAACCGGACCTAGTCCGATGGGCGGCGGGGCTACCGCCGCTGTCGCCGCCGCATGGGCGCTGATTATAGTAGTCGCGATCGCCGCCGCTTTTTGGATGGCGAACATGGCCAGGTTGTTTTTTCCGGCGAACATCCCCACGGTCTGAATCACGCCCATGGCGATATTGGCGTAGGCCTGATGCTGGGCGATTTGCGTCTGCTGCGTCCTAGCCTGGTTCAGCAGGATAGCGTTGTTTTTGGCTTCTTCGGCCTGCACCTGCATGTCCGCGTCTTGATTATATAATTTCGCCAGCTGCTCGTAGTGGGCTTGGGCGGTGTCATATTGTTGCTGCATTTTGCCCTGCCCGAGATCCATTTCGGTTAAGGAACGATATCCTTCCAGCACCTGGTTAAATACCTGGGATGATTGCCCGGCGATGTACTGATTATTTTGGGCCATCGTCGCCCATATATGCTCGTAGCTGCTCAGCGTCTCCGCCTTGATCTTGTCGAGCAGCTGCTGTTCCGCTTCTAGCCGCTCCTCACGTTCGGCCTTGTGAATAGCCCTTATTTCCGCCGCCAGCCACTGCTCGACAATGAGCTTGTTCGCCCCCTGTTTATGGTACTCATCGGCCTCGCGCTGAAGAAACTCGAGTTTGGCCATATTGATCCTGTCTGTCTGTTCTTTTAGACGCTGATTCAGGGCTTCAATGCGGGTCGCCTGCTGCAGGGCGGCCTTGTCTACCTTTGCTGATGCGTCAATGGACATGGGGCGGCGAAACGTCTTCCTAGCCTCGGCCAGCGTCTGCAGCTGCTGTTGTTGTTTGGCGTCGATTTTGCGTTGCAGGTCATTGATTTCGCGGAGCAGCATCTCCTGCATGCCGATATCGTCCACGGCCCCGCTTCTGCGAAAAGTATCCAGCTGTTGCCTGGCCTTGAGGAGTTGTTGCTGCAACCGCGCCAGATCAGGCTCCTTGCCAAAAATCTCCGAAAACGTCAGTACGGCCTCACGGATGGCCGAGGTAACCGACTTGACCACCGGCAACACAAGCTCCCCGCCCACCTTGGCGATATCCTGCCAGGCCTCTTTGACCTGCTTGACCTTGGCAGCGTATGTTTCCATTTCGTGTGAGGCGGCCCCGGCAGTAGCTTTGGTAATTAAACCAAGTGTTTGTGATGCTCCAAGAGCATTTTTTCCCAGACTGCGCATCTCGGGGATGAGCCGGCCAATGGCCTTGTAGTTACCATGCAGGGCCTGCGAGACGGCCATGGCGGCCCCTTGCAAATCCTTCCCGGTGGCGGCGGCCAGATTGAGGGTGGCCTGCGTTGCTTCGCGGATACGGGTGGGATCAACACCACCCGTAAATGTCAGCAGCTTCATCGTTTCCATAATATCCCCCCCGGACTGCATGGAAGCATTGCGCAACTCGCGGGCGATATCTCCATAGACCTGCGCCACCTGCCGTCCCTTGACGCTGTGCATATCCAGAACGGCGGAAAGCCTCGCGATTGCGAGTTCCTTTTCCGCTACGGCGCCGGCAAGCTTCACGGAGGCCGCCACGACGCCCCCGATGACGGCGGTCACCCCCAGCCAGCCCACCCGCAGCTTTTCCAGATGGGCAAGCGTGTCGCGCCTGTAGGCGAGCATCTTCTGGGCCAGGGCCTCGATATTGCGCGCCGCCGACTCAAAAGCGGGCCTTGTCTGATCCGCAGCCGTAATGACCACCGACACGCTGGGATCAAGGGTGCTAACGTTTAACATACCGGTCTTGTTCCTTAATTCTTTCCCGGACTGCTCTGGACTCGCCCAGCATCAGCCACTCGCTGTCGACAAGCTCATGGCGGTCTACCGGACAGCCCGCCTCAAGTAGGGCCTGAACATGCAACAATCTGAATGCCCCCACCCCGGAAAGCCGCTGCGACCATGGACAGGTTGGACAAATATGTTCCCGGGCGTACCGGGGCGATTGTTCAACGTACGCTAGGCACCCGTCATGACACGAAGGGATCTTCGCCCGTTCGTTAAGCAGGCGAAGATCCCGTTTCAGTTTTTTTCCACTTCGACCGTCTCAAAAAGCTGGAAAATGATCTGGTTTTTCCAGTTTGAGGGTATCAGGTCCTTGCGCTCAACGGTGATCGGGCCACTGTCGTCTTCAAGATTCTCAACGCCGGTCAGCAACAAATCAAAAAACTCACAGCGGGCGTTGATGCTGTTGTCCGTAAGACCGCCCCGGACATCGTAACGGGCAGACAGAAATTCGTTGAGTTCCCGTGTAGTTGGCCTTCTTAGCGTCAGTGGCGCCCCTTCATCTTCCACACGCACGCATACTTTAAAATTATTCTTTAATTTCAATCTGATCTCCTTTCGGTTTCTGCAAATAGGATGGTTCTTTGTTTTGCCCTGCAAATATCAATACGGGATGGGCATCGTGATCCAAAACCGTGAATTCCAGATCGCAGGTGAGGATATCGCCCACGGAGCCCCTAGGCTGGGGCGGCTTGGCAAGCCGCAAGGTAGGCAGGATTAGGTGAAAGCCGTAGCGCAGCGCCGGGGAACTGCAATCGAACCCCTGCGGATAAATCTCCTCCCCCTGGGCGTCAAGTTCGATGGCGATCACTTCCTGCCGCTCATACAAATCGATATCGGCCAGATCACTAAACAGCAAGGTCAGTTTGAAGGTAGCCTCGCGCCGGATAAAATCGATGTCCCGAAACACCCCGTCACCGGTCCCGCAGCCAAAGCGGCCTTCAAGCTTGTTGTTCCAGTTAAATTCAAAGCTTTTGAACCGGCCGCCGAGGGACCGGGCGACGTCGCAGGAAATATCCTGCCCCCACTGGGTGAGAGGATCTCGGAGCGATATAGCCTCGCCGCTTGCGAGCCACAGCTTGCATTGGGACATCTTTAGCCATGATTCCTGCACCTTGCGGGCGTGAACCCCACGAGAAAATGGCGTACGGGTTCCCGAACCGAGTAGTTCCGCATCCAGGGAAATCGTTCCACCCGCCTCGCCCGCGATCTTGATCGAATCACCCTTTACCCCACCGTAGCGGTAGCGCAGGCCGCCAAAGATATCCTCAACCGGGATGGAAGGCAGAATGTGGTCCGGGGCCAGCGGACTCACCCGATGCGAATACGCCTCACTCTGGCCGTCCTTGGTCGAGACAACCGCGCCGAGCGTCAGGGCCATCAGGCCAATGAGGGTGTTAGGCTTGACATGCGGCTCCTTGTAGGAAATCTTGGCGCCATACGAGAGGATTTCCTGATGCAAGCCAAATTCCGTGCCCGTCACCTCGCTTTTGTCATCGATAATCTTATCTTCCCAACTTACCTCTCCCTCAAAGCCATGCATCAAACACAGCGGCCGCCCGCCCGCGATCGGTTCATTATATTCTTCTTCCCGCTCAAACAGGCCCAGGGACAGCTGGCGGTTCCACCCCTTGTACATCTCCATGCTTAGTTCTCCCAGGGATCGGTCAGATACTCGATCCCGAATTTGATGTGCGAGCGCCAGACTTTGCGGTCGTTTTGCTCGGCTATTGCTGTTTCCGAGCCTGCCACGATCTGGGTGTCCTCCGCCAGGGCGCCCCATGTCACGTCTGCGCCGATCGTCCTGACGAGCACAGACAGCAGCTGGCGCATGTTCCGCGCCTCACCTAGGCAATACAGGTCGCACTCCATGGCGAGCTCGTGCAGGTGCCGCCCCACGGTGACGGTCACCTCGTCGTGCGTGTCCCGGTAGACGATCGCAGGTAGTTCCTCCGCCGCGAAATCGGTTGTCCGCCACGCAAAGACGTTGGGGAAAACACCACGCAGTCTTTTTTCGACGGCCTCCACAATTGCCTGACGCATCATAATGCCCTTACCTTTTATACCCACGGGCGCGATCGCTCAACCTGGGGCATCCTCGTGAGCCGGCCCGGATAACCTTATATTTATAGTGGTTAGCGGGTTAGTCCTTGCTGAGGATGAGCTCCGTCATTAATCCGCCATCACCGGGCTGAATACCGATCACCTCACGTTCGACCCAGTTAATCACCACGATATCGCCGTGCTTCACCCCGGCCACATCCCCTGATTTGGCCAGGGCGACCGGATAGAGATCTTCGACACCGCCGGTAATCCGAAACTCTTGTGAAAACAGGATTTTAATCCGCCGACTGATCGTTGCGGCAGTCCCGAGTTCTTCCGGGTCAACAAACACATCTAAATCCTCTTGCAGGATTTCGCGCAGCTTCAATTTAAGTTTCCCTTCCTTCCCATCTGGCCGCACTTACCGTCGACGGAACTTCTCGAACGTGCGCATCCCGCCGATGCCCAGCATGGCCAACAACAGTCCAAACAGTTCTTCCCACCCCAAGATGGTCGGTAAGGGCGGCAAAACCACCTGCGCGGGATTAGCCGTATTCTTAATGATATCAAAGCAGTTACTCGACCAGAAGAAGACCGCCAGACACACTTGGGGGATATAATACACTAGCATCGCCAGGACGCACGTCCAACCCGCCGCGGGACGCCAGCCCGAGACAAACAGACTGGGGTTGGCCGCCTCGACCTTGTTGATTGCCGACTGAGCGTCCCTAACCCCGCGTTCGGCCTCCAGGATAAGGGTCATTAATTCAATTTCTTTTTCCGGCGGCAGCTGCCCCGTGATGGCCGAGCGGATATCCTTAAAGAGTCCGCCCAGTCCCCCGAGTGTGCTCTTGATGATGTCGCCGTCTATCTTGATCCCGTTAATTAGTCCCATTTCGCCCCCATCTCGCCTTGATCAAAATGAAAATCTTGCCCCATAAACCACCCTTTTCCCCTGACCAGCTGCATTTCCAATCGTAGAAACGCCGCCGCCAGTCGGGATTCTGGCGGACCTTGACGATGATGATCGCCACTATCAATAAAATAAAAAAAATCGCCCACGCAACAAGTGCTGAATACATACTGGTTATCCCTTCCTTTCCTCGGCTAAAGGCATAGTCGCCTTACCCGCCATTAAATAGTCATATAGCCGTAGCACGCGGTTGACCCAGCTCGTGAAAAACTTCCTGTTGCCCAGGCTCTTGTAGTGCGCCAGCCGCCTTAGCAAATACGCTTCCCACGAAGGATGATCCCGCAGTAATTGCCGTGCCCTGCCTATCCCCTGGTTGACGGCGCAATCAAAAACGCACAAATCCAGAGGATGCGGAAGCTCGTCGCAGCCGGATTTAAACCAGTAATCGCGACGGTAAATATCCCGTGCCTGTTCCATGGTGAGTTCGTCCACTTTCAGGGTGGGATGGGCGCGCTGGGAAATTCCCCACTTCGTTGTTCCTCCGGGATCATCTGCATCCCGGCTAACCGTCCCGCCCCCTTCAAGTTCAAGGATCAGGGCGAAGCTTTGTTCAAAATTTTCTCGCATGGTGACTCCACCCTTCCTAGGCGCTAAAAGAGCACTTCAGGGCATACTGCCAATAGCCGTAACCCGCCCCGCAAACACGCGTAACCCCGTACAGATACTCGTTGTTAACAAATTCGCGCTCCGATCCGGGGCCGATATACCCCATTTTGAGGGGGACCTCGTCCTGAATGATGAACGGCTTTGAAGGTGTGTCCGTACGAAACACATAGAAGTCCGGCAACTGGTCATTGAGCAGCGGGTTCACAATAGCATCTACCCGAAAACCACTGTGTTCACCGCTGGCGAGCACCGGGTTGTCAAATGATCCGGTGGGGGAATTCAAAATGCGCCCGTAGACCGCGCCTGTGGCCGCCCCCAGAAATATCGTCGGCGCCATCACCAAAAATTCTTTCCCGGCCTTGTTGAATGGTCTTCCTTCCCCGTCCTTGACCTGATAAAGCTTGGTAAGAGCCGCCAGCACTGCGGCGTTAAAATCTACACTGGTCGGATTGAGCGGATTTTTGATCCTAAGTGCGGACGTGTCCTTGGCGGTTAATATGTTCGATTGCTTCCCCGATTTGCCTTCTTCATGACTGGTCGAGAAAAACGGCGTCTTGTCGTAGCAAAGGGCGGCTTCATCTGCTCCGGCCAGCAGAAGGCTAGAAATCGCATCGGCGTCAAATTCCGCCGCCCGCATGGCCAGTTCCTTAACGCGTGTCATGATCTGCCCCGTCTTGTCGCGCCTCAACCAGTCGACGGGGATATCCATCGTCGCCTCATAGGTTTTGTTGGGGATGGTTATGCCGAATTCACTCAGAGTCTTGGCCTGCCGCCCGCCTACCCATTCACGCATGGAAGGGACAACCCCCAACCATCTGTAAATTTCCTGCCCCTGATCACTTTTGAAGGAGGAAACAATTTTGCCTGTCCAGTTTTGGCCCAGATACTGTTCGAGGTGGATAAAAAAGGCGCCGATGATATCGCGACGACCAATGTTCGCGGTGTTGTCTATGTTGATAGCCATGTTTTCCATTAAACAAACCTCCTAACTTTTCTTTTCAGGTGGCAGTTGCGGCCCGAATTCAATTACGCACCTGTCCGGTGAAACGTATCTGCGCACGTAGCCCACCCGACTATTGCCATGCCCATCGAAGGTAAATGTTTCGTCGTCCGTCATGTAGACGCCGCGCAGCACATCTTCCGGGGCCACATGGGGCAGTCGCACTTCCAGTTTCCCCCGGCAACGCAGATTGACGCGATCGCGGGTCGATGTCTCCATGGCGAATCCAACAAAGATATCACCGCGTTGTAAGGGGCGGGCAAAGCCGTCCTTGAGCCCGATCGCGGCCCCCTGAAATATCGTCCCTCCGGAGACGACGGGCATGGCGTCAATTTCGCCCAGTTCCAGGGCCAGCTGTTTTTCTGTGGTCAGCATTAAAGGATCCTCCCTTCATTGCGCAAAAAGGACAGATAGGCGGCAAATCCCCCCCTGCTAAATTCCTGCCGCAACTCGGCAGAGGCCTCCCAGTCGCGTTTGGCCCGTTCCTCAGGGGGTAGGTTTTCTGCCTGGATGGTCGTATCCGGCGCACCCATGAGCGGCGGTCCTCCCTGCAGGAATTTCTCGTGTTTGCCTGCCAGTAAAGCCTTGTGGGCGCTCAGAATCTGCAAGGCCGCCTCGGCCCCTGTGGTCCTGCCGTCGTACTTAAGTTTCTGGATCAACTCGGCTTGCTCGGGCATCCCCTGGGCTTCCACTTCCATGATCCGCCGGCGTTCTTCCTGTCTTCCCATGATCATCCCCTCGGCCCTGCCCTTTTCCTGTCCCTGGGCGAAGGCCTCGGCGGAGATTTCCTTAAAGAGGTCGGGATAGGCCTGTTTAAATTCTTCTTTTGCTAGTTCCATGTCCTTGTTCCTTTCCTAATTTGCCTGGCTATTTTTGTCCGCGCCAGAAAGCCGGCCGGGTTTTCCTCAATCATTGTAACTAGTTGAAGTGATGTAGCAATGCCATCGACAAGCCCCGCCCTTATGGTGGACGACCCCGTAAACACCTTGCCGTCCGCCCAGGGGATCGCCCCGTCAGCGTCCGCCTCCAGACTCAAATCCCGGTAACGCGCTACGGCATTGACAAACACCCCGTAAATGTAATCTAATTGATTTTGGAGATACTGCCGGCCCTCTTCTCCTAAGGGTGCAAACACGCTTGCCACCCGTTTAAAGCGGCCGGCGGTCATCTCCGTTACCGTTACACCGGCCTGTTCGTGGGCCTTGCTCAGATCGACATGACGGGCCACAACCCCGATAGACCCCACCGTAGCCGTTTCGCCCGTTGCAAAGACCATATCCGCCGCCGCTCCGATCCAGTAGGCGCTCGACGCCATCATGCCGTCGGCGAGGGCCACAATGGGTTTGCCATATCCGCGCCCCTGAAAGATCGTCTCGGCAAGTTCTTCTGTTCCGTCGACCGTGCCACCCGGAGAATCAATTAGTAATATTAGTGACTTGACCGCAGGATTGCTCAGGGCGCTCCTAAAGCTGGCGGTGATGTCCCGAGTGGAGGCTCCGCCCAAAAGCTGCGTCAGCAGCCCCGGATTTTTGCTCGTCACACCCTTAACGGGGATGATGGCTGTCCCGCCCGGCGTCACCCGGATTTCGCTGACCGGCGCGTTCACCTGCCGTCCCCTGGCGGCCTCAACCGTTTCCGGCCAGTGCTCCAGAACCAGTTGCTGAAGAGGGGCAAGCTGCTGCGGCAGGATGGCCCACAGACCGTTAAGCGTCTCAAGACACTGCATCTTCGTCCTCGTCGTTGGTATGATCAGTAACTGTTCCGCCCGGAACCGGGAGCGCCGCCTGTTGCATGAGTTTTCGTTCCTTGGCGATCTGTGCGATATTGCGGTTAAAATCACCCCCGGTGAGGTTCATGGTTTCTTCTGTCCGGGTTGTCAGTCCCAGTTCCAGCCGCTTCTCGGCGGCGCGGGCTTCCTTTTCAGGATCAATCTGATCCTGTGACGGCCCTGTCCATCGGGCCGTGCAATAGGCCTGACGGATGAGGGGATCGGAAAAAAAACCGGGCGCCTCAAGCCTGCCCGCCGTGATCGCCTCGTACAAAAACGTCTCGTAGATGGGCTGGTAGAAGCTTGCTGCAAGCCATTCGCGGGCCGTCAAAAACTGTTTCCATGCTTCCAGCAGGGCCGCCCGGGAAGCCGAATACGAGGCTTCAAAGTGCTTGATCAGCACCTCGTAGGGGATGCCGAGGGCAATGCCGATCTGGCGCGTAATGGCCAGAAAGAATGGTTCAAAGCTTGAATTGGGACGCGTCGGATTGGCGATCTCTATGGATTCGTTTTCCGCCAGATTCACGACGGCGCCGCTGCCAAGGCGGTAATCCCTGTCCTTTCGACCAGATAGCGACTCGGTATTGTCGGTCGCCGAATCGAGTCTTGCCTCGCCCGTTTGCGAGCGGACAAAAACGGTGAACATCGAGGCCACCACCGAGGCCATCAGCTCCGCGTCCGTCAGACGCTCTATTTGTTTTAGCTGCTCGATCACCGGGGCGAGATACGGCACGCCGCGGGTCTGACCCGGCCGGCGCACCCGGTAGTGGTGCAAAATGTTTCTGACGCCACCCTCGTCACGCGCCGGGATGATGTCCCAGGAACGACATTGGTAATACATGAGATTCCCCGGATGCTGCCGCATGATGTGGTAGGCCACCGGAGCGCCGGTATCCCTATCCTTTTGCACGCCCGCCGCCTGGGATGGTGAATCGGCCTGATAGTCTCTATTGCAGACGCGGTCCGCCTCGACCAGTTGCAGGTGCAAGCCGTAGGGGTTGTCCCCTCGTTCAAAGCGTGGCAAAACCGTGAACGAATCGCCATTCTCCAGCACCGAACGAAAGGTTAGGGCCGCCAGTTCGTGACCAGTCAACGTCCGGGCCGCATCGCATTCGGATGTCTCGAAAAACAGACGCCATTCCCGCTCGGCGTGTGCTTCCCAGGCGGCGGCCTGTTCGTCGTCAAGCTGCACAATCTCCCGGTCAAGCTGGGCGTTAAACTTGAGACCCGATCCCACGACATTGAGGACGTTGGTGTCAATCGCCCCAGCAGCCAGGGCGTTGTTGCGCACGAGCGCCCGCGATCGGCTGCGCAGCGTTGGCAAATCGTAGAGGATATCCGTATCGGCATCCCCGGCAAACGGGTTAAACGTGGCCGTCTGGCGGCGCGTGCGAGACCCGCCCGTATAAGACTCCATAAGGGCGAGCATCTGGCGTTCCCGCAGTCTTTGCCCGGCCAGCCGGGGACTGAAATACCCTATTAGCCTGTCAATAGCATTCGCCTTCACAATGGAATCATCCGACCTATCGGTATTTTATGGCCGCGCTGCAGGCGCGCCACCTCTTTTTCCAAACGCCTGATCTCTTTTTGCACGGCCTCCAGACTCGCCTTGGCGACCGTCTGCCCGCCCGTCCCATAGCTCTGTGCGACAAGAATTTTCTCTTCCGCAGCCAGATACAGCCCGAGCCTCTTTTGCACCTGCTCTAGGGTCATCTCTGGACCCTGCGCGCCTCTCTTTGTTGTCTGTTGAGCTGGTCCAGCCCCCCCTGCATTTCCCATGTCTGCTGTACCCGGCCTCTTTGGGATTTATTCTTCATTTGCAATTTTATTATCACTTGCTAACTGCTCCATCGCCAACAGGCATTTTATTCCGTTCACTTCGCAGGAGATATCCAGCTGGTCGGGAGCGGACTGCCAAATCTCGTTCCGATGCACCCCGATTTTTAATATGCGTCCTCCTTGCCACATCAGCGTACCTGCATCGTGCAACGAGTCCACCAGGCGCAGAACATACTCCTCGTCAATCAGGGGTTCATCCGAATCTCCGCTCTGCGGCAAAGTGATTCTTAGTAAGGCGTCTCTGACGCCGCTTAGATCACGGATTGTTCCCCGTACCGTGACGAACTCCTTTGTGCTTTTGAAGCCACACAGATCGGGAAAGAAACGCAAAGCAAGGTTCACGACATCACTGCCCGCCATCCCTGAAGATTGGGAGGACGAGGTATTTGTGTCCTCTGGGGGCAGAACCGTGGCTAACCGAACCGACCGTCTTCTCGACGCAGGCATCGCAACGGACGAAAACGGTTCTTCACTTTCACCCTGCTCTCCTGAGCCCATGGCGGAAGTGTTGCGCGTGGTGTCGGTGGCCCGAATCTCAGCGTACTCGCGACGACCCAGCGCTGGCCACAGCGCCCCCAGATTGTATCCCATTCCGAAGGACTTCATGAGGCCGCCCACCTGGCTCGACCACATCCCGCCCAAAATCATGCCGCTGTTGGCGACCAGCAGGGGGATCATCTTGCCTGCAACGCCTAGAAGACGGTTAGCTTTGAATCCGCCAAAGGCCACTGCGCTATGCGAAGCGATGTCTACAACTAGTCGTTGTATCAGGCGCCAGCGGGGCGTGGTATTGCGCTCGGGGGACAACAATGTGGGAACCACGGCGTTAATGGCGATGTCAAAGGTTATCGCCGCCGCCTTTCCGAAGGCGACATTGCCGGTGAAACCAAAAGAAACTAGCGACCCGATAACCACGCTGGCTATCTGCAATCCCCCAACCAGAAGATTGGCTCTAGGGGTTGGCATATCACCATAGGGAAACATTCGGGGGACGCGACGGTAATGTCCGCTCGGATCAATGTAGTTCACCGGATCGTTGTGGCAGTAGCTGTAAGGATTGTGTGACTGCGGCTCGTACAGGTTCGGAATGATCGTGTCGGGCATTAGAAAACGACCTAACCACCCGTCGTAGAGCCGCAGCCCGTACAAACGCAGACCAGTCTCCGCCAGCCCCGGCGTGAATGCAACGCCCTGACCTGTTTCGTCCGTTGTCAAAACAACGTCTTCCAACTGCCCGTAATGGTAATATTTCATTACTCGCCCTCCTTTCTTGCGTTATTGAGGGAGGCAATGCAGTGATCGCCAGCATTGACAAAAGTCGTGATATCGCCCGTCACCGGGTTAATCTGGCAGCCCTCGAACAACAATATCGGCGCTGCACCCACCGTTTTAGCCGCCAAATGCCCGTAACCGTCATAGGCAAACTTCAGATTGTCCCGTACACCGCGCACAATGAGCGGCAATCCGTCGGCGCTGTACCCAATATTGCGCATGGTCATTTCCGGTAGACCGCCCAGATCAGGCCCCGTCAAAACATTGCCGGCGGCGTCGTAAGAGAAGTCCCCGGCCTGCAAATCCGCCTGCACCCGGCGCAGCCGCCCGGAAAGATCATAGCTGTATAAAAGTTCCCCGGCGCCTTGCCGCCTGGACAAAATGTTACCCACTCTGTCATAGGTAAAACCGTTCATTAGCCGACCCAACCCGTCGTACTCAAAGCTTTTTGTCTCATTGGTCAGCAAGTCGGTGGTTTTTGCGATGGCGCCGCCAGGATTGCGTTCAATGGTCTTGCCTGCAAGCAATTCGCCACAGGTGTCCGATACGCTGCCGGCAATCAGCAACCCGGTGAACTTGTCGTATTCAAACAGGTTTGTCGCGCCGTTGCCGTAATCAATCCGTGCCGGCTCGCCAAAAGCACTGTAATCGACAAAGGTGGCCGAAACGGAACCATCTCCCGTTGCAATCCGCTTGAGCAGGAAAGTCCCCCGATGGTAGGTTTTCAGGATCTCGACACCACCGGGAGCTGCGATTTTCGTTTCCCGGCCAAAAGCGTCAAAGGATTTGGCGCACGTATACGTTTGCCCGTACTGGGCAAACTCGCGCTCGTGTCTAAGGACATGCCCCTGGGAGTCGTATTCCAGAATACGATCAAAGATGTCGTTACGCCTGATCTCAGCTAGACGACCCATGCCGTTGGGAATCTCCGGAACGTCGTATTTCCATCTGATTTCAACAGGGTCAGCCCCCGGCTTGCTGGATCGCTGATGCACGGGGCGATTGTTACTGTCGAATTCGGAGGTTGTCTCGATCCCGCCCGGACCCTGTCTGCCAGTCAGGTTGCCGTGGGCGTCGTATTGCGATTTCCAGTGGCCCCGCAGCGGATCGGATATCTCGGTCAGATGGCCCAGAGGGTCGTAGCGAAATTCCGTCGCAACGTTAAGCGGATTGAGCATCCGTTCGACATCGCCCCTGGTATTGTAAGAATAGCGTGTTGTGGCGTCGAGTTCGGTGATTTCCCTCACGTGGCCCCTAAGGTCTTTAACAATGCTTTTTCGGTGTCCGTCCGGGGTGATCATTTCCGAGGTTAAGCCCTGGTGGCTCATCCGGGTGATCGCTTCTTGCCCGTCGCCTAGGGCCTGCCTGGTTTCGGCAAGCTGGCCCGCGGCGTCGTAGCGGTACCGCAAAGTGGGGACATCAGATGGACAGGTTTTCAGGAAGGCCGGAGAATCGGCAAAAAACGGCCCGCATTTCATTTCCTCGTGTCCCGTGCGTTTGTTAAAAAACGTCCGGGTAATTAGGTACTTGCCATGGAGACTGCTGGTCGCTTCTTGTACAACCCGCTCAAGGCCGTCAAAATAGACCCAGTGTTCCATCCTTTCCCCATCCGGGGCGATCTGACGGGTTACCGTATAGCGATCCGACGGGTCGCATCCGTATTCAATCGTCTGGCGCAACCCGCTGGGCGCCAAAATCTCCACGGGACGGCCCTGAGCGTCGAACCGGGTAACGGTCTGGTTGCCGTTTTCGTCTATGACTTCGGTTGGCTTGGCGGCTTTGGGATCGTATTTGTTCAAGACTTGCACCGCTCTACCGTCCTTTTGAATCCGGCACAGGTGGCGGTTGTCATTGTAGAAAAACTCCACCTTGTTGCCCCGGGCGTCACTAGCCGTGGCCAGCTGCCCGTCTTTGTGATACTCTGCTTCAGTTGTGACGCGCTCGGCCCCGTTCCACTCGCTCTTTCGGGTCTGATTACCCCGCTCGTCGTACGCATATTCCACTTCGGATATCAGGGTGCGTAGGCTGCCATTTACGACATATTCCTGTTCGGAAATAACCTTCCAGTTCCAGCCGCCGATGTCTTTCTGCGTCAGGGTGTGCACGAGCGTCTCTTCCGAATCGGAATAATGGGTGGTGGTGGAAGCAAGGTAGTGATTTTGCGGATCATAGCCGTACTCGGCGATCGTGTAGCCAAAACCCTCGCCGTGATCGTAATCATACTGGGCGTCGAGGCCCTGGTATGGAGTGTTTTTGTAAAATTCCGTCCTGGTGGCTACGAGTTTGACGCTTTTAATCCCGTTGCTATCTTGTGATCCCTTCCAGGTGTTTTTGATGTCCCTGACGAGATTGCCCGAGGCGTCCACCACCTCGGTCAGGCGTTCCCGTCCCCGCAGGATGGGATCCATATGCATGTAGGTAACAACCATATGGCCATCAGGCTCGCGGGCCATGATTTTTTGAAATCCGATGAAGCCTTCCGTAGCGTCGAAACGCCCGCCACAGTAGGAATATTTGGTGGTTGAAATGCCGCCACGGGATTCACGGACGGTGCGCTCGGAAACAACCTGGGCGCTAGCGTAGTTGTCATTGTCGGGATAGTCGGCAGCCATCTGGTAGCGGAATTCGGTGCTGACGCCGTTGCCGGAATTGAAAATTCCGAGCAGTGGCTCGCTGTTACGGATTTCCCAGGTTATTGTCCAGGACCGCAGCAGCTTGCCCTTGGGGTCCCGCCACTCAACCGTAGCGAGCAAGTCTTGCGTGTCATAAAAAAGATCGTAACTATGCGACACATCGTTATTTTCGTCGAATACCCCGATCGTTTTGAGCCGCAGCGTGTTCTCACCCACCGGTCTCTGGCAATTTTCATAGGTAAATTTTACCCGCCCCAGAAGCTGATTGTCCGCCCGATACTCGATCTCATCGAGCAGACTTGGGGGGGCGAACAGGTAATCGACCATAGAATAAGTATCGCTATAACTCGGCTTGCGATACCGGTATTTGACGTTTTCGCCGTTGGGATAGTGGATTTCGGAAATATTGGCGACTTTGAAAGCCGTCCAGTCCTTGCCAAAGCTGCGGGATTCGGGCGTTTTTCCGAACAGCAGCTTGGCCCCCGTGGGGTCTTCAACGACGAAGGCAGGCGCCTCTGATCCTATGCCCGTCATGATCCCCGCTATCCCGGGTATCATGAACAATTTCAGCATGTTAAGATTATATGCGGAGGCATTTTTGTCCGTCCAGGCGCTAATCCTCGGGTTTACTTCGTCGTTGGTGGTAAACCACGTTTTCCGCCCGTTCGATCGGAATTCACGTGAGCCGTTTTCCCCGGAAAGAAAATACTGTGTTCCTTCCTGGTCGTGCTGGGACTTGTAGATTTTCTTGTGATCAAGGTTCCAGCCAACACCAATAGGGCCGAGTCCTGTACCGCTGCAATATCTGAGGTTTAACTGATGGTTGACTTGACGTCCGCTTGGGACTTGGATGGGAATGACCGCGATTGCCTGACCGGCGTATGCAGTACCGTAGAGATTTTCAGACTTTGAATTAGACATACAACCCCCTAAGAAATTTTCTTGGGGTTAGGTGCCTATTGATTCAAATTCTGATTGTAATCTTTGCAGATATCTTTTGAATAGTCAAGAAAAAAACATCTTGAGGTGTGTACGAAATCCGAGGTGTTTTTTTTGTTGGTTCTTGATGGTGGCTGATCAACCCACGAAAGGGACATTGTGCGTACAGGAATATGAGACCATCGGGTGATTCCGGGGGGGTTGTAGTTCAAGGGGCGAATTTCGCCTACAATTGATTTTTGGGGTAGACTTGGCCCTACATCATCCAAGTCATCGATCGTCGATTCTAGGGGCCATAGAGCGATTTGAGGAGGGTTTCCTGTGGCGGGGATGAGCCTATTTTTCGTCCTAAGCCAGACATTTCCTTTGGCGGTTATCCACACTTTTGTGGATAACTCGTAGATTTTTCGAGTTTTTTCACCTTTTTTCTTAAGGTTTTCAAGGCCTCTAGCTCTTTGCCCAGAATGCGGGCGCCTATTTTTTTCCGATTCGAGTAGATGATTATCAACAGGTCTTTGGTTTTTTGATTTCAGAAAAAGAAGCAAAGCAGAAGAGTAGCTATAGAGATCTTTTAAAGATCTCTATAGCTACTCTTTATTTTCCTATTTTCCCCCCAGCTAAGTAAATGATTTAATTGAGAAAACAGGTGCGAACTATATCAAATACCCCACCAACTATATCAAATACCCCACCAATTGTATCAAAAATAACCATTGATACAGATAATCTCTGTATGCTAAGTAAGCCAAAAAACAAAAGGGAATTCTATGATCTCCGAAAAGAACCTTGTTGTCCAAAGCAATCCGTTAATCGAGGCTCGCTATAGCCTGGGAGAAACGGAACAGAAACTGTTGCGGGTTTTAGTTTCCATGATCAACCCCACCGATACACTAGAAAAGCATTTCTACCGTCTTTCGATTCAGGACTTCGCCAAATTTCTGCATCATAGTGACGTGAAAAGTTTGCACAAGGAAATGCGTAAGATAGCCCGTCACCTTAAAGATGCTCATGTAAGGGTAATTAAGCCCGACGGAAACATTATCGAAACATCTTGGATTGCGTCTTTCGAATATCCTAGAAACAAAGGCTGGATTGAATTTGAAATATCGTCAAAGCTTGCAGACGAATTACTGCGCGTCAAAGAACAGTTCACCAAGTATTACCTAGCCAACATCAGCAAGCTCAAAGGAGAGTATTCCGTCCGGATATATGAGCTAGTACAGCAATACGCCAATTCCAACATGCGCAGCCGCACAATTGGGCTAGAACAATTGAAGATGTCCCTGGGTGCTAAGTATCCCGCCGGGACTTTTTTCCAGCGCGCCATTCGTCCCTCCCACGAGGAAATCTGCGCTAAGACAGACATCACATTTTCCTTCCGTCCCATCAAGGAATCCCGGAAGATCATTGCGGTTGAGTTTTA